AGTTGTTGCCCTCTTTGGTAAAACTCTAATTCTCCCCTCTCGTTCTTGATAGACCACTCTCCCAAGTTTTCAATGGTCAGAACCTCTTTTTCCAGCTCGGTTTCTTTCTCTTTTTTCTTAGGAGGTTTTATGATTCGTTTCTCAGTATTAGATGGCCCGCCTTTCTTACTGGTCGTCACAGTCTGTTCAATAGAGCCATCTGAACGAGTTGTGGTAGTCGTTGTAATGCGTGTTTTATCAGCCAGTTTTGTGACTTTAGTGTGGACAATAGTCTTACTCTTTGTCCCATCGGATGCTGTGCGAATGATCGTTTCAGTTGTCGAACCATCCGCATTTTTGACTCTTTGACTTGAAACGTGACGCTCCCCGCTGTCTTCAACCTCGACAGTCGGCATTTTACCAGTTGGCCGGATTGTATTGAAAACACCCGTCTTATCCACTTTCCGGGTGATAGAGCTAATATTTTTACCATATTTTAAAACCACATCATTCCTGATACGACCAACTCCTTGGTGTGTATCGTCGTGTTCGTGATATATATTTACAGTAAAGTTCTTAAGCGTGCTATCTGCTTTTAATTGTGTGTCAAATTCAATCTCAGCATCGAATTGTTTCGCAAGATTAAGCAAACGAGCAAGTTTTGTTTCTTGTGTCGTCCACTCAATGATGCGTTGCTGGTCTGAAATCTCGTTAATTCCAATAGTGAGATGGGCATAGTTCAATAAAGCCATCTCTTTGCAATATTCTGCAAAAGTCATTGCTCTCGTTGCTTTGTAAGGATTTACTAACTCATTGATCAATTCAAGATTGAGATTCTCACAATAGCATTTGATTGTCTGCTCATTTTCCTCCACTGACATCACATTAAAGAGGTAGGTGCGCCCATTGTGTCGGAATGACACCCAAGCACGTTCGTTCAGATGATGGTAGGCCTTCGATGAAGCCGTGTCTGATTGAATCGCTTTCTTAAAGACTGTAAACTCAAACGTCGAGGACCCTGTTGGCATGTCTCTTGACCAAGTATCGTTATAATAATTAAGCGTGTTCTGCTTACTATTATCAACAAAAGCAACCTTTTGCAAGTTTGCATCGTGAATCGTTAAAAGCATTATAGCCACCTTTCTTCAAATTCAATTGTTACAGTAGGCTTTATTTTGACCCAACTTGAGCAATAGACCTCAAGCTGACTGTTTCCAGGTGGAATAGTCAAGAAACTTGAGCCATCCACTACATCCACAATCTTCTCAAGACCGTCCACAGTGACAGTGTCATTCTCGCTGTTTAGCACGACATTTGAACCAATTGGATAACGGTTAGGCACATCTCCTATTGTTGGGACAAAATCCTTACGGTATAAGAGTTCATTAAGATACATGTGAGCTAGGATAGGCTTGTCATGATACGCTCCAAGCATGACATGGATTTTAGCTGACTTTCGGTCTTTAATTTCAGGAATGATAAAGCTGTAAACAGAACCTTGATAATAGACATGAACCCTGTCATCGTTGCGCTTTATTTCAAATTGTCCTCTTGAGGATGTGAATGGGTTTAGTTTGCTATCTGATATACCTGTAAAATTCAAGCATTTAAGAAAGTAATAGCTATTCTTGCCATCAGATCCAAATACATTAAACTCACAGTCTTGTCCTTTTGTCCGTTTGAATGTTTCAATGCCGTACAAAAACTGACCATTTGTGTCTGATACTGTAATCTTGATAAAACCATATTGATTAGCTGCATTAGATACGAATATCTGTCTACCTATGATATAGTCATCAAGAGAGCCGACAGCTCCAGAACTGTCTGTAGGTATGTCCCATGAAAGAGATGTAGCATAGTTCCCATATTTTCCAGATGTAGTTTGATCTCTGAGTCTAATGTGTTTCTTATCCCACAATGTCGTTAGCTCAGCCGTCCCTACCACGTTCTCGCTATTATCGTTAGTCACAGCCTTGTTTTTAGTGGCTCTTGCAAAACCATCTGAAATCCTATCGCCTCTAAAATCAAGCAAGACCTCAGAGCGCTTGACTATGCCTGTATCGGCTTCCTCACGGTCTCCAACCTCAAGAGCTCCGCTGGTGTTAACTAGGCCGATATATCCATTCTCAGCATTATGTTTGACTTTAACGATCGGAAATGCTCTCTCTGTGCCATTATTTGTAAGATCAAACACCATCTTTCCTGCTTCGCTAGTTGCGTTTTTGTCGCTATCAAATCGCTTATAGACTGAACTATGAGCCACACCATCAGGAATGATGAACTTAATAGAGCCGTTTGAACGTCTCCCACTTGCCTCTTGCATAGAAATATCATCGATTACCATGGCTAGATAATACTTGTCTGGCTCATCTGAAAAGGTCAACTCCTTAGGAGCATCCACATTAAAAATACCCGCAAGCTTGTGCTTGAGGGTATTTCTGTCTTTGGACCAGATAGAGAAGTCCACCTTGATATATTTTGCATCAATAGTTTGTTGCTGGATATTCACGCCAATTCTTGGAGCATGATCGATAGAGATAGAGCGATTATTCCCAATATCTCGTTGGATGTCATGGATTTGAATAAACTCTCGTAAATCTGTTTTATTAAAACGCATAGTCACTTCGCTCATTCAATTACCCCTTTCATTCTTAGTAGCATTTTCTCACGCTCTTTCTGAGTCTTAGTAACAATATCCGTAACTTTTGAGCTGTCCAGATAAGCGTTTGTGTCCTTGTTAAGGATGTCAGTAAGCAATTTTTCTAAACTCGCTCTCAGAATCGCCATCTCAGACACGATTTTGTCTGTACCTTGCCCGTTCTGAACACTTGCAGTCTGAATTGTGATATTACGTTGCGCTTCTTCCATTTCACGGAGGAATTTCGCATCGCTCGGAATCCCGATACCAGAAGCGTATTTCGGAACACCCATCTCACGCATCAAACGTCTAGTCTTATCAGCTCGCAAGACCTTAGAACCTTTTGGAAGAGGGAGTAGGACATCCCGACCTTGTGGGATGAAACTCCGACCATTCGGCAAAGTAACCATTTCTTTATAGTTGCTGTTCCTTTGGTCGTTGACGATAGCAAGACCGCCCGGGTGATAGTTAGTCCCGTGGGCATGTTTGCTCGCAAAGATATTCGTAAAGAAATTACCGGTCACGCTATCAATCCAGCTCTTAATACCTGAAAGAACACCTGATGCATTATCTCGGGCGTTAATAGTAACAGTTTTATCTTGTATGCCATTGACGCCACTTTTGACCTCGCTGACAGTGTCATTAGTGCCATTTTTAGCAAGGATATTCACTGGGTCGTACTGCTTGATAGCGTTAATAGCAGCACTCGTCTCATTTCGCACACCGCCCGTTTGGTCAGCAGCAAACAAATTGATGGGAGTTTCTTGCTTAGGTGAATTAACACTCAAAATCGCACTTCCGACAGCTGCGCTCGTATTATCCACCGCATCCAAAGACTTCGTCTCAGCAGATGCGAAATTCCAGGCTGTAATCTTATCGATAGATAACTGACCATTGTTCAAAATATTCGTAGGGTCAGCCTTCAAGTCTTTTGTAAATGGAGTCGTGGCATTCCAGGTTGTCAAAGTATCAGTTGAGCGAGCGACTGCTTTTCGGACGCTTTCATCATTAGCCAGCAACTCCTTCTGTTTTGGTTTCAGAGCTTCATAATTAGACAGAGCCTTTGAGGCTTCCTCCGCCTTGTTCATGATGTCTGTATTCTTCATGAGGAGTTCTTTGACTTCGGCTGGCATACTGTTCCATGTTTTAAGATGGGTTTCACTATCAAAGATGGCTTGTAACCCAGTTTGGTTCTTGACGATTACTTGTTTCTCTTCGAGGGTCATGTCTTTCCATTTACCAGATTCGACAAGAGCCTCAGCGATAGTCACACGAGCGTTTGAGTTGATATCCGCAGTTTTAGCAATGAACTGCAATTGTTCCCAACCTTCCGCAGATTTAGCAGCTTCTCCGATGACTTCCTTAACATTGGATTTTACTTGGAAATTCCCATTCTTATCAATGTTACCGACCAACAACGACCAGGCATCGTTAGCCTCTTTCACTTCCTTGCTCATCTCACTAGTATAGTTAGCAAGAATACTATGCGAATTACCTACCTTTTGAGAAGCTTCAGCAGCTTTCTTCCCGATTTCTTCATAGGAAAGGCCGTATTCTTCCAGAACTTTCTTGGCTTCTTCCCAATAGTTCCAACTTTGGCCAGTTCGAGCTTTCACCTTATCATCAAGATTTCGCATGACTTGATAATACTTACTTCCCAAAGCTTCCATCGTTTGAGTGTGGTTTGCTTCTAGAGTTTGCATTTTCTTGTTGTAAGTTTCTTGATCGATAGCTTTTCCATCAAGCAACTCTTTCAACTCACTCTTTGAGTTCTCGTAGAGTTTCTTTTCCTCATCAAGCGCTTGTTTCAAAACATCTTTAGTATGCTTCAATTGCGTTTCATTCAGACTTCTGACATCGCCATTCAAAGCTTGTAAAGCTGCCTTCTGTTGCTCAGCTGACAAGTCCATCATCGAGAGTTTTGCCTTAATCATCTCGTTCTGATTGTTCAGGATGATTTCTTTCTCCTCTTGAGAGAACTTGCTCGCATCACCATTATGTCGCTGATAAATCTCATTGATTTGATTCATCATGGACTCAGTATTAGACACGACCTGGGCATTTTTTTCTTTTGCTTTCGCAATGTCTTCTTCACTGAGACCCCACTTAGCGCCCAACTCCTCCATACGTTTGTTTGTTTTATCCGCAGCAGCAGCAATCTCTTCATAGAGCTTTTTAAAGGCTCCAGCTACCTTTTCAGTATCTCCAGCACGAGTCCCGAAGTTTGCGACTGCTGTACTGGTTTCATCAACAGTCTTTTGAAAGCTTCGCAATTCTCCACGAGCAGTATCGCTCAACTGAGAGCCAAATTCTTCCGTCTTGATACGAGCCTTGTCTTTTTCGTTGCCAAAATGAACAGCAGCAGCTGTCGCAATGGCAAGACCAGCGACTGTCAATCCTAAAGGATTTGAGAGGGCACTCATTGCAGTTGTCAAGAGACCAGTAGACGTCGAAGCTGATGCTGTTGCATTCCCAAGCGCTACCGCTCCACCAGATGCCAATTTAAAAGCAGAGGATAGATTCCCGGTTGTTCTAAAAGCTTGGAAAGTTTTGTGCATTAAATTCATGCCACCGACCGCTTTACCAGTCCCTTTAGTAAGCCAGCCAATTCCTTTTGTCAAGCCTCCTACGATTCCAATACCTTTTCCAAAAAGTGTTAACGCTGGACCAGCTCCTGCGGTTAACGCTGCCCATTTTAGAACATTTCTTTGCTCCTCTTCAGACATGGAACTGAAATGCTTAGCCATTTCAGCTAGCATGTCAATCCAAGGTTTCCCAGCTTTTAGACCGTCACGGAGAGCCTTTAGAAGTGGCCCACCAAACTCAATAGCCAAGTCAGTTACCTGGTTCTTGAACATCTTCAATTGAGATTCTGTGGTTTCATATCGTTTATTGGCTTCATTGGTCAGAGCAGTATTCTCTTTCCAGGCCTTATTTGAACGATCAACAGCATCGCCCATTTTATCAGATGCTAGAGCTAAGGATTTCAGCATGTTGCTTTGTCGAATACCAGTCATTCCAAGTTGTGCCAAGATAGCGTTCATGTTTACGCCTTTTTCTTGTGCATCCTTGAGCCCTTTGATAAATGATTGCAAAGCAACGACTGGTTTCTCTTTCCAAGCCTGTTGGAATTCCTCTGAGGTCATTCCAGCAGTTTTGGCGATGAGGTTCAAGTCATCTGCTGCGCCCTTACCTGTCAATGAAACAGCATTACCAATAGCCGTCAAAGTTTGAGTCATAGCGGTACCACCAGCCTCAGCCTCAATACCAACCGAACTCATCGCAGTAGCAAGACCAAGGATATCTGGAGCAGTTAGACCAGCCAGCTTACCACCAGCCGCCAAACGATTTGTCATCTCAACGATGTCACGCTCAGTTGTTGCAAAGTTGTTACCCAAGTCAACAACAGATGCCCCAAACCGTCCATATTCGTCCGATGTCAGTCCTAGGATATTCGCAATCTTGGCAATGGCTGTCGCAGCTTCTTCGGCGCTCAAGTTCGTTGATTCTCCCATATCAATCATGGTTCGCGAGAATGTAAGGATATCCTCAGCCTTGATGCCCAACTGGCCAGCTACTTCAGCGACATTTGCGATTTCAACCGCACTAGCTGGCAATTCTTTAGCCATCTGACGAATGCCGTCAGATAAGTTCTTGTAGGATACGGTTGCGGTCTCATCTACCGTTTTCTTAACACCTGCAAAAGCAGATTCATAGTCAACAGCTGCTTTCGTAACCATACCAACACTAGCAACCAAAGGCAGAGTCAAACCAGTAGTTAGTTTTCCTCCCAGACTTGAAACACTATCGCCAAAAGTCTTGATTTTATCGCCACTTTTGATAAGGCCATCTCCAAATTTATTGATACGGTTCGCAAAGCTATTCTCCTTACCAACTGCAATCAAAGCTTGTTGCACGTTACGGAGTTGACCTTCCATGACTGCCAACTTAGCATTCTCACGTTCAATCTCAGCAGCGGCCTTATCAAATTTAGCTGTGCCAGGTTCGAGAGTATCAAAACTTCTCTTCATCTGGTCCAAGACTTTTCTTTGCGCTTCAATCGCTTGGCCAAGTGTCTTGTACTTAGCTTGAAGCAAGTCTGTGTTTTTCCCATTGTTTTTAAGGGAGCTGTCTAGCGCCTTTACATTGCTTTTAAAGTATTTAACCGCATTCTTAGCACCATTTAGAGTAGGATTGAACTTCGACACGTCCAGCCCTAGCTCGATATACATTTGACCTAACGGCGTTCCACCTGCCATTCAAATCCTCCTTTTTAAATCATTTCTAGAAAGTCAGCAAGATCCATGACTTCCTCAGTCTTAGCAGATTCAGTTTCACCAAGAACGCCCATCAGATCCTCCCAGCTAGTATCCATGACATCACGGATACTCATGCTATAAGGGCCCTCAGTAGCTTGCTTAACAAATCCATAAAACCGTTTTAGTGCTTCACTCGGCTTTATTTTTTCTCCTTTGGGTCAACATCACCCACCAGATGAGAGTAGATGTCTGCAAATACCGCAAAAATATCCGCCATATCTGTGTATTTCAAAAGTTCTTCCACTTCCAAATCTTCAAACAATGAGGCGATGAATTCCAATTGCTTGTCTAGTTTTTTAACTTCAGACAAGTCAGAAGATAGTGCTTCGTTGAGAATCAGGTAGTCACGATAGTCCTTAGTAGTAATTTCCTTACTGGTCTTTTGAACATCTTGACCTTTCTCATTTTTAATTAAAAATTTAACCTTAGCCATTTACTTTCCTTTCTAGAAAAAAGATAAAAAGAGAGCTTGCGCCCTCTTCCTACCCTGCAGCAACCATTCTAAGTTGCCCTTTAAGTTTCTTGATTTTTTCTTCGTCATTGCCAATGTACTTGCCATAGTAATTGCCTTTGATTTCTTCATCATCGCTTGCAATGGCTGAAAAACTCAAGCTGTCATCTGGAAGCTCCTCTTGCTTCTCTTTATGAGTTTCAAATTCTTCAGCATCCATTGAGAATCTGCCTTTGAAGAAACCGACTTGCGCTTTCGTGCCGTTTGCTGTTTTAGATTCAAGCATAACGGAACAAAGTGGAGCAGCGCTATCTTCACCAATATAAACGATTTCGTCCTTAACTACATGCCCAAGGATTTTGGCAAGGACCATGTGAGGAATGTCAACAGCTGTCATTTCCATCTTCACATCACCTACACCGCGATTTGATGTGTGATAAGCGACATCGCTTCCGTAAGTTTTAACAGGTTCACTTGAAAGCCCTGTAATCTTAGCAGTGCGAGTCGCACCCTCACCGGTTTTACCTTCTACCACGAAAAGGTTTTTCCCAAGTGTTGGAGTAGCTTCCCCATCCAACACACGAATTGTCATGCGTTTAAAACCAACTAATGCCATTTATAGCACCTCTTTCTTTAATTTAGTATTCTTCGTATAGAGCACTCCGACCTTTGTAGGTCCGAGCGTCTACATAGCGTTTGATTTCTGGAATCCATTCATCCAAACCACCACTGGTTTGATAAAATTCCTGGTCTTCCATAATCTTTTCGATTTTTCTTTGGAGTACTTTGCACTCCGTATAATTAGTAGACTCTACATTGACCTGATAGATAAATGTCTTAGCCAGACTCGTATTACTGCCATGAACTGCCTGCATCGGCGGACCAACTGGTCTAATAACAATACTTGGCTCATTATTTGGTAACGAGCCAGGACGTTTAAAAGATTTGATACTGATTCCAGCTAAAGACTCATCTTTTTTCAAAGCCTCATAGAGTTCATTAAACTTATCTTTGACCATCTAAAACCCCTCCGTCTTCAAATGACTAGCGATTCTGTATTTGTACGTCTTAGCATGAGCCTCTGAAAAACGTCTGATGACACCGAACCCCCTTGGATGTGGGTTCTTACCATATCCAAACTCATTCAAGTGAACCAAGCGCCAACGAGACCCTTCACCAAAACCGATTTTCACAACAGGGACGCCAGCAGCAAGACCCGTCACACGTCCAGCAGTAGCACTTTCAACGGTTTCTCCAGTATCTTTGTAGACCTGTAGAGCACCTTTAAACTCTTCTAGAGTCTCGTTTGCGACTGCCTTCAAGGCTCGACTGGTAGCACGTTTGACCTTGTTATCACCAAGGCGTACCTCAATGTTTCTCAAGACATCGTCAAAGCCTCTCAATTCTGCACCACTAGACATCTTGACCACCACCAATAACGACTATCAAAAAATCCCGATTGTCAAAATCAGGACGAACATCGATAATTTGCCATTTCTTGCCACCTAGACGAATATCGCCAACTTCGACAAAATGCTCATTCTTTGGCTGATAATCAGACAAAGGATCTCGAATTTTCAAAGTCATCTTAGCTTGCATAGACTTACCAGTTGCAATCTCGATGTCTTTGAAACTAGGGGAGTAAACTTGGCCCATCGTAAAAAAAGCCTTCTCATGAGACACATCACGACCATGAAGCCCCTCCTCGACTTTAGAAGTATAGAAAGTCAAGGGGGTTCTTAGGTCTCCATTTTGAGCCTCGGGCTTTTTGTAGCGATAGCTAGGGCGGTTAGTCTGATAGGACATCAGGCGTTGTTACTTCTGGTTGTTTTTGTGACCATTCAACAAAGCCAGGTAGCGCTCCATCGATTTCATCAAAGCGCTCTTTTGTCGCTTCAAACTCTTGGCCAGTAGAACGATATACCCCTTCTTTGAGGTCATAAAATCCTTTTAAAACCTTAATCATGTTTTTCCTCCAATTTGTAATTTTCTAGTGATAATGCCATCAAATCCCCTTGAAAGTTCCCGTAGAAAAATTCAACTTGATCATTGTAGACATATCGAGCACGTTCTAAAATAAGCTCTCTCACTCGTGGATCAGCAGAGTCCTTGCTACCGACCAGACTGAGGATGGCTGATTCAGAACTTTCCAACATTTTAGAGAGGTTGTTATCCTCTCCAGTATGAAAAATCCTCATCCGCTCCTTGAAAAAATTAAGGAGTGGATGAAGTTGTTCTTCTGGAGTCATGATTCAACTCCTAGATTAGGCTTGGGGAAGTTGTAGAGTCCAGACTGCTGCAGTCTTTTCATCGTGAGCCTTACCATAAGCGAATTGCTTAGCAGTGTAAAGGTTCAAATCTTCCAAAGCATAGGTTTCTGTGTAACGGCCAAGTGAAATACCACCACCGACGAAGGCATCGTAGCGACCTTTGACAAATGTAGTGACTTTGCCAGCTGTCTGCGCCACAGATTCAACCAAGATAAGGTTAAATGGCATAGCTGTGATATAAACAGCTTGAGCGTTCAAAGAAGTGTATTGTTTCTTCACATCCCAAGCGTCGGCTGTATTAACAACCATTACAAGGTTGCCTTCAACTGCAACTGGAGTTTTACCGTCTGCTTTAACAGAGTGATGTTTGTAAACATTTGTCAATTCTTTGACTACGGTAGCTGAGTCAGCAAAAGTCAACTTAGTAGTTTGAGCTGTTTTTTCAGCATGAGTTGTATGATCGCCTGAAACAGTTCCTGTAAGAGTACGAGTAAGTCCGATAGGTTTATTATCCCCATCACCATTCAAGAAAGCAGCTTCAAGGGCAACTGCAAAGGCTTCTGTGATTTGAGCAGAGACGAATTTTGCCAACCAAGCTGGTCCAAATTTTTCGGCATCTTTTGGAATTACAACAAAAGCAGTCAATTTGTGTTGGATTGCTTCTTCTTCATTGAATTTTTGTTTGAGTTGACCTTGGATTTCTCCATTGATTTTACCCCAAACAGCTTGGCCTGTTTGCTCTGATTTGAGGAATTTCAAGCGAATACCAGCATTTTTAAGACCGATATGTTGAAGGAGTGGGCGAGCTTGCACCAAATCTTCAAAGATATGGTCAATGATCTCTTGCGGGATGAATTTTTCAATCCCTTCAGGTGCTGCCTTTTCAATATTATTGAAAAACTCACGAGCTTCAGCGGTCAACTTGGCATCGTATGGATTCAAGGTAGAAACTTCTTCACGGGCAGCATCACGAGCTTGAGCCATCATTTCATTTGTCATGGAATCGATCATGTCATTGTATAGCTTCGCTTGCTCTTCTTGAGGTGCACCATTTGAAACGGCATCCAAAAATGCCTGACGTTGTTTTTCAAATTGATTAGATAATTGCATTGTCATTCTGTTTTTTCCTTTCTTAAAACATAAAAAGACCGAACCCTTTAGGAACAGCCTTGTCTGTGTTATTTTCTGGACTTTCTGGAAAATTGAATTTCTTCTGTACAAATTCGCTATTTTCGAAAGCCTCTTTTTCAATTTGTCGAGCTTCTAGCTTATCAGCCACCAACTCAGCGATTTTATCGATATCCGGTGTCATTGCTGACCTCATTTTTTCGATAAAATCACTTGGGATCATAGGAGTTTCACTCGCTACCAGAGTCGGAGCGACTTCATTTGTAAACATAATCTTGTCTACAAATCCATGATTCAAAGCTGATTCAGCATCAAACCAGGTAGTCTTGTTCATCAAGCCAAGCAAGTCATCTAGAGCTTTTCCAGTCTTATGAACATAAGCGCTAGCGATAGATTTGTTAAACCCTTCTAGTACCCCAGCTTCATGAAGCAGAGTATTATGGTCTCCATTTACTTGAGTTGAGACATTGTGGATCATGATTTGGGCAGTCGGACTGATTTCAACCGTATCTCCTGCCATTGCAATCACGCTTGCTGCGCTTGCTGCAATGCCGACAATCTTCACGGTCACGTCGCCAGGATACGAGCGTAGAGCAGTGTAGATTTCACTACCAGCATAAACATCTCCACCACCCGAATTGATATGAACCTCAATTGGTTCACCACTTTCAGGGAGGACAACATCTTTCGGAGCGGTTGCATCCCACTCAAGCCAGTCGTAAAGCCATCTGTCATTGTTTGATACAATCGTACCCTTAATCGGAATTACTTTCATCTTCTTTCTCACCTCCTTTCTCTAACTGTTCACCAAGTTGATAGTTTTTGGTGATGAGGAATTTATCGCCACCAGGGACAGATTCTAAGCCAAGTTCAGAGCGCACCTCGTTTCGAGTCATTGCTCCAGAAGAAATAAGCTTATCAATGTTTCCAGCAAGTGCAAACTTATCTCTCTGACCTTCGCCGATGATTACAAATAGATTATTGCGCTCGTATTTCCGTCTTGATACCAAGGCGAAATTAAGCCCATCACTCATTTTCTTAACAAGTGATTGGTAGCAATAACTATTAAACATTTTTTGGCTATTTTCAAGATTGGCCATATCGCCATGACTTAAAGCTGTTGGAATCCCTAAGACGTCCGCGACCTCATCATCAAATTGCCGACGAAGTTTCTTTAACTCATCAACAGAAATATTTGAAGTCCCTGTTGTATTCGTATGCTCGGAATATTCCATTCCATCTTGAGCTGGAACAATGGCAATCGTCTTGGTGCTAAATGATTTAAAAAGACCATCAGCATATGATTGGAGTTTATCACGCATCTGCTCATTAAAACTCCCATTGTTTTTTGTTTTGAGAGTTCCTCTGATTTGATTATTCCTAGCCAAGGCCTCGACCAAACGAGTGTGCAACTTCTCGTAATCAGCAAATAAGTCAGAAATATAATCTTGCAGTCGGTTATTGTTGTACTGTAAGAAAATGACTTCACTCATCCGAAAACGCTTCTCAAAGGTATATCCTCTACAAGTTACAAACTCAAACACATCATCATAAACAGCATATTTAGTCCGTGTGTAAGAGTCAGCAACAAGCAACTGGTCATCAGTTGTAAGAAAAATTAGGACCTCATTCTTAGTGATCAACCGATAGACGACCTTTTGCCAAAAATCTGACGCAGATTCGTTCTTGTTAGGCCTTACATTCAGCAAATAGTCCCAATCAGAAGGCTTAGCCTTACCGTTTTCTTGATACTTAAATGCTGACTTAGCAAAAATTCGAGCGATGAACTCGGCTGACTTATCAATCGCTAAGCTTTTGAGTTGCAGATTTCCAAACATCCGCTCAAGATCCTCGAACTCAAACCCAACCTCTGGCACTTCACGCTTAAATAAATTCAGTAACCCCAATGCTCTTCCTCCTTTCTTTTAATTTCTGCCGACCACCCACCCAAATTTATTTTTAATTAAAACTCCCAACTATCAATCATATCTAGGAATTCCCCGACATTTGACTCTTGCACCAGCTCACGCTTGTAGAGAGCAGCTATCAAAGCATGGAAACCATCCGTCTTTCTTCTGACAGGTTCTTTTTTCAAGAAACGCTTGTTGCCATCCTTGTCCTCTTTGACGTAGGTATTATCCGTATACCAAATCATTGAGTTATCACCCTCAAAGACAAAACGCTCATTTGCAAATCCATCTTCGATGATTGGCGCAACCTTGGATTGAATCGCCCCAGGATTTCTCAAGAACTCATATTCAAACCCAGCTTCTTCTAGCAATGGCTTCAACAAGTCCATTCTGAAACCATCAGCACATACAAGCTCAATCTGATAAAGATTTCTCCATTCTTCCAGCTTAGCAATCAAAAGCCGAGGATCAATACTCGGACCATCAACGATTGTAAACAAGCCTTTTTCTGCCCATTCGTCAATAGGCGCCTTTAGCTTGAAAACTTTCAAAAATGATTTCCGTGCAAATGAATGTTGCTTCCAGATGAATTCATCACCATTCTTAAATAGCAAACCAACGCTTGCAAAGTCTCGAATGCTAGCATAGTCAAAGCCAGCCACACATGAGCGACCTTTCAAGTCTATACCAGGAGACCGTAGACAAGCCACTAACTTATCTCGAGAGGTCACATCTTTCTCAAGGTCCGCTTCGGGAAGATTCATCCGTTTTGTCATGAACTCCTGACGGCCAGAAGGTTCCAACATCGGA